GAGCTGGAGACGCGCTCCCGCGTCGATTTCGCCGCCATGGACAAGGCCTGGCGCGAAGCCGTCAACGGCACCGTCGAAGCGTGGGGCGCCGTCCAGCAGGCGCAGCGCGAGCAGATCACCGCCGCCGTGCAGGCCGCAGCCGAAGCCGACGACCTTTCCCGCCTTGACGGGCTCACGGTGGACAGCGCCGACGGTGAGCGTCTCCTCATCGCCCGCATGATCGCCTACGCGCGGGAGGCGGGCGACGCGCAGCAGGCCGAGGCCGAAGCGCAGGGCGTCACGGTCCCCAAGTGGTCGCTCGACGACGAGGCGCTCACCGCCGCCGCGATCCGTGACCGGCTGCGGCAGGTTGGACGCACGGCCGCCCGCGTACTGGGGACCGGGCTCGTGCAGTCCGCTGTGCGGCAGGCCATGCGCGTGTGGGGCTCCGGCCCGGCCGACCAGGTGGCCGCGCAGGTCGACGAGCATCTGGCCGCCTTGTCCAGCGCGGCAGTTGAGGAGCAGGTCGGCGGGGCGATGTCGGCGGCGCAGAACGAAGGCCGCATGGCCGTCCTCGCGGTCGCGCCGCCAGCCGAGTACACAGCCACAGAAATCTTGGACAAAGCGTCATGTAAGCCATGTAGGGACATCGACGGCACCCGCTACACCACGTTGCCCGACGCCCGTACCGCGTACCCGTCCGGCGGCTACACCGGCTGCCTCGGCGGCTCCCGCTGCCGCGGCACCCTCGTCACGGTCTGGCCGCAGGACAGCGAGCAGGCAGCCGCCGGAATGATCTTGGCGGCATCCGCGAACACAATGCCGCAGACCAACGAGCAGGGAGGCGCCGTGCCCTACAGCACAGTGCAGGACCACCCGGACTGCGGCGCCGAAAAGCCGTGGGCCGTAATCCAGACCGACACCAACGAACTCATGGGCTGCCACCCCGACCAGGCTGCGGCTCAAGCCCAGATGGACAAGCTGATGGCAGCCGAAGACGGCAAGCCCGCCGACATGCCGCAGGACTCCCCGGACATGCCAGGCATGGACTATGCGGGGGCGACCGCCCCCTGGCGCGGCCCCCTCGCCATCGAAGGACAAGTCACCGGCGACGGCCGCGAGTTCGCCCCCAACGCCCTCACCTGGGCCGAGCTTCCCGTGCCGCTGCGCTGGAACAAGGAAGACTCCCACGGCGGGGAGGCGCGCACCATCGCCGTCAACGTCGGCCGCATCGACAAGATCTGGCGCGACGGCAGCCTCATCATGGGCGAAGGCGTCCTCGACCTCTCCGACGACGATGGTCGCAAGGTCTACGGGAAGATCGAAGGCAAGTTCCTGCGCGGCGTCAGCATCGACGCCGACTCCATCAGCGACGCGAACGTGGAGTACGTCTGGCCCGAAGACGTCAACGCAGGCACCGAAGACGGCGGCGAGGACGACCTCTTCGAGATGCTGTTCGCCCAGCCGGAGAAGATGATTTTCCACGGCGGCCGCATCCGCGCCGCGACCCTCGTCGACATCCCCGCGTTCGCCGAGGCGTACATCGCGCTCCTCGACGAGGAGGGCGCCGTCGTCGCTGGTGGCCAGCCGGTCGGCGCGGCCGCCCTCCTGGAGCTGGCGGCACAGAAGATGGGCGCGGTCGGCACGCACGACACCGCGACCTCCGACACGGCGTGGGACGCCGGGACGAACGAGAAGCGCATCGACGGGCCACTGACCGTGGACAAGGCGCGGGCCGCATACGCCTGGTACGACGAGAGCGCGGTCGAGGACGGCGAGATGCCCAAGGCTGCGGCGAAGTTCCTGCACCACGAGATCAACGCCGACGGCACCGCAGGCCCGGCGAACCTGGCGGCGTGCTCGGCGTCGATCGGCGCCCTGCACGGGGCGCGGGGCGGAGCGTCCATTCCGGAGGCGGACCGGCGGGGCGTGTACGACCACGTGGCGAAGCATCTGCGGGACGCTGGACAGGAGCCGGAGCCGTTCCGGTCGCTGACATCCGTGACCGCCTCGGCCGACGTGTTCCGGCCGCCGGCCGCGTGGTTCGCCGACCCGAAGCTGTCGCTGCCGACGCCGATCACGGTGACAGACGACGGCCGGATCTACGGGCATGCCGCCCAGTGGGGGTCTTGCCACATCGGGCAGGACGACGTGTGTGTGCAGCCGCCGCACGAGGACGCCCACCCGTACTACCGCACCGGCGAGGTCGCCTGCGCGGACGGCAGCCGGGTGGCGGTCGGTCAGATCACGGTCGGGACAGGGCACGCTCCGCTGCACTACGGGGCGACTCCGGCGGCGGAGCACTACGACAACACGGGTGCGGCTGTCGCGGACGTGGCGGTCGGCAATGACCAGCACGGCATCTGGGTTGCCGGGTCGGTGCGGCCCGGCGCCGATCCGCTGCGCGTGTACGAACTCCAGGCGGCCGGCCAGGTGTCGGGTGACTGGCGGCGGATCGGCGGCCAGTTGCGGCTGGTCGGGCTGCTGGCGGTGAATGTGCCCGGGTTCCCGGTGCCGAAGATGCGCGCCCGTGTCGCGTCGGGTGAGCCTCAGGCTCTGGTCGCTGCTGGTCGGCCGACGGTGGCGGGCGGTTTCTCGGCGGAGGAGTCGGAGCGTCAGGCGGTGCGGGTTGTGATGCGGATGCTGTCCCGCCGAGTCCACCCGGGGAGGTGAGAGCGAATGTGCAGTTGCAATAAGAGGCGCCGTCCGGCACCCCCGCCGCCGCCTCCTCCGAGCGTCTGACCTTTATTAATGCGGACCGGTGAAGAGAATTGACTCTTTGCCGGTCCGTGTGCTATGCGCTAGCCTTCGCAAACAAAGGGCGCCAAACCGCAAGGCGCACACCCCTTCACAGCGGAGGACTCAGTGCCCGAGGAACTCTTCAGCGCCCCATCCGACCTCACCCTCATCGCCGACGGCGACCTCACCGAACTCGAAACGCGCGGAGCAGCAGAGTTCGCCCGCGTCGAGGAGATCGACAACGTCGACCCGGAGACGCTCCAGTACGCGATGCGCCTCGCCGACGACCTCGACGCCATCCGCGCCGAACTCCGCGTCCGTGAGGTCCGCGCGCAGGCCAACGCTGACCTTCAGCGCACCCGCGTCGGCGAGCAGCTCGCCGCGCTCAAGGACCGCGTCCACGGCACCGACGGCCAGGGGGCGGCCGGCACCCAGACCCCGGCCCCTGTCGACGCCGACGCCATCGCCGCCGCAGCCGCGCAGGGCGTCGCAAGCGAGTTCGTCAAGATCTTCAGCAACGGCCGTAGCGGCAACGGCCTCGGCGCCGTCGCCAAGCGCGCCACCGCCTCCCTCGCCGAGACCGCGCAGCACGCACCCGCCTCCAAGGTCCCCACCGCGCGCCTCGCCGTCACCGCCAGCGTCGACATCCCCGGCGTCGCCCGCGGTGAAGGCCTCACCAGCCTGACCGCCCTCGCCGACGTGACGGCCCGCAAGGCGAAGTCCATGCCCGTCACCTCCGGGCAGCCCAGCGAGCAGCTCGTCGCGTCCATCCGCAACGACTTCTCCCACAGCGTCGACAACCGCACCACCCGCGGCGAGATGAAGGACCTCATCTCCTTCCTCACCGGCCCCGACAAGCAGGAAGCCCTCGTCGCAGGCGGCGGCTGGTGCGCCCCCAGCGAGACCAGGTACGACTTCTTCAACATCGCCTGCGAGTCCGGCCTCATCGACCTGCCGACGTTCGGCGTCACCCGCGGAGGCATCAGCTTCCCCGTCTCCCCGAGCCTCGCCGACGCCCTCGGCGGAGGCACCGCGTTCGCCGAATTCGCCGCCACCCTCTCCAACACGTCGACGCCGTTCCTGTGGACCGAGGCCGACGACATCGCCGCCGCCACCGGCTCCCCGACCAAGCCGTGTATCAGGGTCCCCTGCCCCGACTTCGACGAGGAGCGCCTGGAGGCGTACGGGTACTGCCTCACCGCAGGCAACCTCACCGACGACGCCTACCCGGAGGCGACACAGAACACGCTGCGGCTGCTGATGTCCGCGCACGCGCACGTCATCAACGCCCGCCTCATCGCGCTCATGCTCGCCCGCTCCGCCGCCACGACCACCATCACCGGCGGCGCCGTCACCGACGCCGCAGCCCCCCGCATCTACAACGCGGTCGGCCTCGCCGCCACCGACTACCGGGCGCGCTACGGCATGTGCATCGACGACGTCCTCGAAGTGATCCTCCCGTACTGGGCTCGCGACGTCATCCAGGCCGACCTTGCCTGGAAGGCCGGCGTCGAACTCGGCGACATCCCGATCAGCGAGGTCAACCGGTACTTCACCTCCCGCAACATCGCCGTCCAGTGGGTCAACGACTGGCAGGTCCGCGGCGCCAGCCAGTTCGGCAACGCCACGAACATGACCGCCTGGCCCACCACGGTCGACTTCCTCATCTACGCGGCCGGCACTTTCATCCACGGCAACGGCATGACCCTCGACCTGGGTGTCATCCGCGACAGCGTCCTCAACGAGACGAACGACCACACGGCGGCCTGGTCCGAGGAGGCGCACCTCATCGCCCGCGTGGGCCACGAGTCCCGCCGGTACACGGTCGGCTTCAACGTCAACGGCTCCACGTCGGCGCTGCTGACCGGCACCGTCCGCGTCTGACCCGGTCCAGACCGTGAACCGTACCGACAACGAAGGGTGGTGAACGCACGTGGCACGCCAGCTCATCGACTCGCCCGCCGTGTTCACCGCCCTGCCGTACGGCCTGTGGGACAGCATCCAGCACCCCGCCACTGCCGGACCGCACTGGCAAAACGGCATCACCTGGATCGAGCGCTGCCCGGACGGCGACACCACCTACGACGAATGCATCGCGGTCACCGGCACCGGCGCACCCCCGGAGCCGCCCGCGAAGACCGACAACATCACCCAGCAGCTCCGCGGCGCCACCCCGTTCACCGTGGTCGCCGAGTTCGACTGCTCACCAATCGGCCTGGCCGATGCGGCCACCGTTGCCCGTGAGGCGCTTGAACGGGTAGAGAAAGCCCAGGTCGAGCGGGCGTTCTTCAGCGGCACGGCAGGCGGCCAGACCGTGGTGTTCCCGCACCTTGCCGCCGATACCGAGGTCACGGACTCACAGGGGATCATTCTGCAACCTGCGGCCTCTCCGGTCGTCACCGGGACGACCGTCGACATCACCGACGGCCTGGGCAGACTCGAAAGCGAACTGGCCGAATGCTACGGCGGGCAGGGCTACATCCACGTCCCGAACCGGGTCTTCCCGATGCTCGCGGCGTGGAATCTGGCGATCGAACGTGACGGCGGCCTGTACACCCCGTCTGGTAACCGGATCGTGGTCGGATCCGGGTTTGAGAACCATGCGCCGGACGGCACCCCGGCCGAGGCCCGCACGGCGTGGGTCTACGCGACTGGCCAAGTGTTCGGCTACCGCGGCGATGTGAAGTTCACGCAGGCCGCAGAGTCCATCGACCGGGCCGCAAACACGTACAAGATGATCGCCGAACGCACGTATGTCATCGGTTTCGAGTGCTGCCTGATCGCCGTCCAGTTCGCCCTTGGTGTCATCCCCACCGGCGCAGTAATCCCGTAGGAGACCGTCATGGCAGCTACCTCCACCTGTGTGGTGCCGATCAAGGGCACGCACATGCGGATCGTCCAACTCGACGTCTGCGGCATCCCCGTCACCGGGGCGTCCGGAATGGTCGTCGTCAACGACTCCTTCGTGCAGATCGTCCGCTCCCCGCAGTACGAGGAGGGCACCGAGTTCTTCGAGCGCAACGCGGCCGGCGCGCCGTGCGTGAACCAGAAGGACGATCCGACGTTGAAGCGGTTCAACCTGACCGTGCAGCTGTGCTCCATCAACGTGTCGGCGACCGCGTTCGTCATCTCCGCCCGCGAACTCGTCACGGGCACCCCGACGACCGGCACCGGTTTCGCCGTCGCGGAAGGGCAGCCCACCAACCGGTATTCGCTGGAGGTGTGGCAGGAGGTTGCCGGGCAGGGCGCCTGTGACGCGGACGGAAACCAGCGCTACATCTACAACGCGTTCCCCAATGTGGGCGCCACGATGCTCGGCGACTACACCATCGAACTCGGCCGCAGCATCCTGGAGTTCACGAGCGAGACCCGGGCAGCGGCGGCATCGTGGGCGGCACTGGTGGGCGCGGACTGGCTGCCTGCCGGGGAGACCGTCGAAACCGACGAGCACTACGTGTACAACGTCACGACCACACCGCCGCCCACCGCAGCCTGCGACCCGACGACGCTCGCGGCGTAATCCACTGACCGGAGGGGGTGCCCATGGCGCTTGCCCAGTACAGCAAGCTGTTCTGGTACCCCTCCGGGGCCGTGGCTGCGAGCATTCCGGCACGGGTGTTCCCGGAGGCGTCGAACACCTTCGCCACCCTGTGGGCGGACGCCGGGGGCACGGTGCCGCTGGCGAACCCGACATCCACGACGGCGGCGGGGGGGCTCACCTTCTGGGCGGAGGAGGGCGAGTACTGGATCCACATCGACTCGGAATCATTCCTTGTCACGGTGGGCGCCACCTCGGCCAGCGTCTCCCCGTCCGCGACAGTCACGGCGCAGACCACCTACGGGCAAGCCTCCACGGCCGGGGCGTCGGCAACGTACTCGCGGGGCGACCACGCGCACGGCACCCCGGCGCTGCCCACGGTGGGCACAACCGCGGGCACGTACGCGGCAGGCGACGACTCCCGCTTCACCGACTCCCGCACACCCACGGGCGCAGCCAGCGGCGACCTGTCCGGCACCTATCCGGGCCCCACCGTGGCCAAGGTCAACGGGGTCGCCGTCACTGGCACACCCTCGTCGGGGCAGGTAATCACCGCGACCGGCGCGGCTGCCGCGTCATGGCAGACCCCTTCCGGTAGCGGTACAACAATCCGCAGTGCGATAGCGCGGATCACCGACGGGGCCATCGCAGACCTCGACTCAGCGGCCGCCTGGACGATCGCGACGACGTCCGTCGGCACCCCGCTCCAATGCTCCATCGCCGCCGCAGCAGGCGACCGTATCCGCGTCGAAGGCGACTTCATGCGCAACGGCGCACACTTCCTCGACTGGGCGCTCCTCGACAGTGCAGGCGTACCCAACGAGTACGGCACCACCCGCACCAGCACCCCGCCCACCGAAGGCTCCCCGTCGATGTACCCGTCCACCTCGTTCAGCTACGTGCAGGGCGGCAAGCAGTTCACGGTGGCCGCCGGCCACATCAACGCGGGCCTGATCACCATCGCTCTCACTCACCAAGGCACGTCGCCGGGCCGGGTGTTCGCGCATACCACGTACCCGTTCGAGATGACGCTGACCAACATCGGGCCGGAGCCGGCGTGATGCATCCCTGCGGCGTAGGAGCGGCGTCATGCCCGTCATCAACAACATCCTGAGCCAGCCGTCCGGCACTGGCGGTATGCGCGGCCCGTGCTCGGACTGGCCTGTCACGTGGACGTGCGATCTGTCGACGCTGAACCCGGCGGTTACCGGGGTTGCGGTGTCGATGGCGACGGAGACCCTGTACGCACTGTCGGGGATGCGGTTCGGGCTGTGCGAGGTGACGTTGCGGCCGTGCCGTTCCGACTGCGGCGACGGCTCGTTCTTCGACGACTTCGGCCCGCCGTGGATGGGCTCGTCGTATCCGCAGCCTGCACTGATCGGCGGCCTGTGGTTCAACCTGACGTGCGGCGGCTGCTCGTCGGGCTGTTCGTGTGGGGAGGTGTCGGAGGTGCGGCTTCCGGCGCCGGTGTACGACATCACGGAGGTGGTGATCGACGGGGTGGTGCTGGCGGCGTCGGCGTACCGGCTCGACAACAACCGGATCTTGGTGCGGACGGACGGCGGCGTGTGGCCGCGCTGCAACGACCTGTCCGTCGACTCCGGTGAGGGCACGTGGACGGTGACGGCCCGGTACGGGGAGCCGCTCCCGGAAGGCGCTGCGCTGGCGATGGGGCAGCTCGCGTGTGAGATCGCGAAGGCGGCGTCCGGCGGGGACTGCAAGCTTCCGGCCGGGGTGCAGCAGTTGATACGGCAGGGCGTGACCATCGAGTACCCGGATGTGGGCGAGTTGTTCCGGCAGGGCCGCACGGGGCTGTATCTGGTGGACGCGTTCATTGCGACGTGGAATCCGTACGGGCTGCGGCAGCGGTCGCGCGTGTACTCCGTGGACCGGCCGACCGTACGCAGAGCGGGGACCTGACATGCCGATGATCTCTGGCGAGTTGAAGTGGTACACCGTCGCCTCCCGCCTGGAGCAGGCGATCTACGCCGAGCTGAACGTCAAGCCCGACCGGCACGGTGTCGTACCCGGAGCGATCGCCTGGGACGCCTGCGACTGCGGCCTCCTCGCCGTGTCCGTCGGCCAGATCTATCCGACCGAGCAGTTCCCCAACCCGGCGTTCGCCCGCGTCGGCAACGCGTGTGACGCCCCGCGGGAGGCCGCCGAGATCATCATGCAGGTGGTGCGGTGCACCCCCACCGCCGACGACCTCGGCAACCCGCCCACGACCGCCGCGCTCGATGCTTCAGCCCGCGAGATCCTGACGGACGCGTACGAGATGATGCGCGCCGTGTCCGTGACCCTGTGCCAGATGAACAAGGACCGCGAGATCTCCGACTACGTCATGCGCACCCTCACCCCTCAGGGGCCGTCCGGGGCGTGTGGCGGCAACGAGCTGCGCGCGGTCGTCTCCCTGCCACGGAACTGAGGGCGTCATGTTCACGGTGTCGACGAGCTTCGACCTCCACCGCACCGCCATCGAACGCATGCTGCGGCTGCCCGGCGGGATGGTGTACCGGAACATGGAGCGCCGGGTGCAGCGCGTCGAAGCGGAGGCTATCCGGCGGGCCCCCGGCAGCATGGGGCGCACCATCCGTGCGCAGATCCGGCGCGGCGCGGGAGGCGACTTCCAGGGCGTTATATCGGTCAACCATCCTGCCGCGCTATGGGTTACCGGGGGTACGAGGCCCCATCGGATTCAGCCGCGCAGGCCAGGCGGCGTCCTGCGGTTCACGGCGGGCGGCCAGGTCGTGTATGCGAGATACGTCAACCATCCCGGCAGTCAGCCCAATCGATTCCTTCAGGAATCGTTGCGGGCCGCACTCTGACGCTCCGGAACGATCATGGTGGGACGGCTCCTACCGTCACCCGCATGACCGAGCTGCTCACATACCCGAACGGCGCCGCACCCGCCGCGCACCCTGCTGCGCCTGCCGCAGCCCGGGACTTCAGCCGCAAGCGCAAGCCCCTCACCTTCACCATCGACGACGACACCTTCGAAGCGGCACGGGCCATGCCCGCCGAAACGTACGCCGAATTCGTCACCACCTACACCGGCGTCGACGACAACGCAGGCACCCAGGACATCTACAAGGCCATGTCCACGGCCCTCCAACTCGTCCTGCTGCCCGACAGCTTCACGCGCTTCAGTGAGCGCCTGCGCGACCGCGCCAACCCCATCGACCTGGAACAGATGACCGACGTCATCCTCTGGCTGATGGGCGAGTACGGCATGCGCCCTACACAGCCGTCGCAGCCCTCGTCGGATGGGCCTGCCAGCCCGGAATCTGGCACCAGCTCGACGGAGAATACGCAGCCCGAGGCGTCACCCTCGGAGACCTCCCAGCCGACCGCTTCCTGAACGTCATCTACGCCGAAATGCTGCAGCGGCTGATCGTTCGCGAAGGGCAGACCGAGGCGCAGGCGCGAGCACGATTCGACGCCGACCTCGGGGTTTCGGCATGGGCGCTGCCCGGCCGTGAACACCGCGACATCGAACCCGTGCAGGATCCTGGCGCGCCCTGGTGGTGGGCGGGTGCCGAAGACGCCTCCCAGTCCTGGATCACAGCGATGGGAGTGACCCTCACGTGAGCACCCCCGCAGGCGGCCTCGTCGGCGACGCCCACATCAACGTCAACGCCAACACCACGGCGGCGCGCGGCGAACTGAACCGCCTCACCCGAGATGTGAACGGGCACCTGCGCGACATGCGCGGACGGTTCGTCTCCGAGTCCCGCCTCATCAACACCGCCTTCAATCGGGCGGCCGGAGGCGGCAACACCTTCGGTGAGGTGCTGGAGAAGCTGAAGGGCTCGGCACTGTCGCTCGCGCCGGCACTCATCCCAATCGCTGCGCAGGCCGCCCCGATCGCCGCCAGCGTGGGCGCGGCGGGCGCCGCCATCGGCGTATTCGCTGCTGCAGCGGCCGGGCAGGTCACGGCGCTGACGGAAGCAGGCGAGGCGGAGAAGAAGTACCAGGATGCGATCGCCGCACACGGCCGCGCGTCCAAGCAGGCGACCGATGCGCAGGCCGCATACGTGCGCTCCGTCCAGAAGATGCCGCCCGCCACCCGCGAGGCCGCTGCCGCCCTGTCGTCCTTTAAGGGCCAGTACCAGTCGTGGTCGGACAGTCTCGCCGGGGACACGATGCCCGTCGTCACGAGGGGCCTTCAGGCTTTCGGCGCGGTGTTCCCGAAGCTGACACCGATCGTCCAGGGTGCGGGCGTTCAGCTCAACAGGTTCGTCACGATCGCTGCCGGCGGTGTCGCCTCACCCGCCTTCGACCGGTTCATGCAATCGTTCGCCGAGTTCTCCACCGGCGCTCTCCAGCGCGGCAACGAGTTGCTCATCCGTTTCATGCGCACCCTCGACACGGGGAAGATCTCCGGCGGGTTCAGCACGTTCATGGACTACGTCCGCGACAACGGGCCCATCGTCCGCGAACTGCTGTCCAGCGTGATGCAGGCCCTCGCGAACCTGGCCGGTGCCGCAGTGAACGTAGGGCCGGGCCTGCTGACCGTGGTGAACGTGCTCGCGAAGCTGGTCGCCGCGCTGCCGCCGGACGTCATCACCCACATGCTGCAGCTCGCGCTCGCCCTGAAAGCGGTACGGCTGGCTGCTGCTGCTGCGGCGGCTACTTCGGTGGGGCTCACGTCATTCACCGCATCGATTGCCGCGATGCGGCTGGCGGCCGGCGGGGCAACGGGCGTGCTGCCGAGGCTGGGTGCCGCGATCGCCACCCTGTCGCGTACGGCGAAGGTGGCCATCGCCGGGACCGGGATCGGTCTCCTCCTCATCGCTCTCACCGAGCTGTCGCAGCGAGGCCGCGCGGCACCGCCGGACGTCGACAAGCTGACCGGGTCGCTGGCCAAACTGGGCAGCACGGGGAAGGTCACAGGGGAAGCGGCGAAGGCGTTCGGCGGCGACCTCGACGGCCTGCACGGCAAGGTCAAAGCCCTCACCGATCCGTCGACCACGGACAAGGTGCAGCAATTCTTGGTGGGCTGGACGGGCTGGGACTCCACCCCCGTCAAGGAGGCGAAGGAGAACTTCGGCGCGGTCGACACCGCGCTCGCCAACCTCGTCAAGAACAGCCAGGCCGACCTTGCCGCCGCCGCCGTGAAGCGGCTGACTGCCGAGTACGGGGCGGGCGGCCGGAACACGAAGGAGTTCACGAGCAAGCTCGCCGAGTACAAGGGCGCCCTGGCGGACGCCAAGTTCGAGCAGCAGCTCGCCGCAGACGCGATGGGTTTGTTCGGGCAGCAGGCGCAGCAGACGTCGGCGAAGCTCGCCGAGCAGAAGCAGTCCGCGGACGGTTTGCGGCAGGCGATCCAGGCGCTCAACGATGTGAACCGTGCCGGGCTCGGCGCGATGAACGCGTTCGAGGCCGCCATCGACACGACAGCCAAGGCCGCCAAGGACAACGCGGGTTCCCTGCGCGTGGTCCACGGCGAGCTGGATCTCAACAGCGAGAAGGCCCGTGCCGCCGAGGCCGCGCTGCGGGACCTTGCAGCGAAGACCGACGAGGCGGCGGCCGCGAACCGCGAGTCGACCAACTCATGGCAGGGCGCCATCGGCATCTACGAGCGGGGGCGCCAGCAGCTCATCGCGAACGCCATGCAGATGGGCCTCAACCGGGACGAGGCGACCAAGCTCGCCAACCGGATCCAAACCATGCCGGACAAGACGGCGATGCTGAAGGCCGACATCACCGACTGGAAGGCGAAAGTCTCCGAGGCGGACAAGCAGCTCAAGACCGCCAAGGGCGAGAAGAAAGCCAAGCTCACCGCAGACATCGCGGACTGGAAAGCGAAGGTCGCCGCCGCCGAGCTGCAGTTGAAGGGTGCGAAGGCCGACAAGCGGGCCAAGCTCACCGCCGACGTCACCGACTGGCGGTCCAAGGTCGCCGCCGCCGAACTCCAGCTGCGCACCGCGAAGGGCGAGAAGAGGGCGACGCTCAAGGCGAACATCGACGACTGGCGGCGGAAGATCGGCAGCGCACAGCTGATGATCAATAATCTGCCCCCGTCCAAGTCGACGACGCTGACCGTCTGGAAGATCACCAAGATTCGGACCGACTACGTCAACAGCCTCGCTCAGCGGGGCCAGTCGGTCCATGACGCTGTCGGCGCGACGGGTGGCCTGTTCACCGGGAAAGACTTCAAGCACCGCGGCTACGCGCGCGGCGGCCTCGTCGACGGACCCGGCACCGAGACGTCCGACGACGTGTACGCGCCGTGGCTGTCGAAGAACGAGTTCGTCGTCAACGCCAAGAGGACCCGCCAGTACCTGCCGCTATTGAAGGCCGTCAACTCCGGCGGCATGGCGGCCGGCGGAATGGCCGGCGGGGGTATGGCGTCCGCGGGCATGGAAGCGGGACGCGGCCTGGCATCCGGCCTGTCGGGTGCGACGGCGCTCGTCCTGGCTGCGGCCAAGGCGATGGCGGCCGTGGTGGAGACGGGGGTGCGGCAGGAGCTGCAGATCTCCTCCCCGTCGAAAGTCATGCAGGCCCTCGCGAAGGACGTCGGCGCCGGGTTTATCAAAGGCCTCACCGGTACCCGCGAGCAGATCTCCCGCACCGCAACCGACATCGCCGCCAGCATCACCAAGGCCTTCAGTGGGCGCAAGACCCGTGTCGACGACCAGCTTGTTGCCGTGGTCGCGTACGCCAACAAGCGCCTCCAGGTGCTGGCGGCCGAACGGGACAAGATCGCGCAGCGGATCGCCGACGCAAAGAAGTTCTCTGCAGATGTGGCCGAGCAGGCCAAGGGCGCGTTCTCCCTCCAGTCGCTCACCCAGGGCCCCGAGGGGGTGAGCGGGGAAACCATCCGCCGCGGCCTCTCCGCAGCTGCGGGGCAGATCCGTGAGTTCATCGGCCGCATCAACGTGCTGCGCAAGAAGGGCCTCAGCAAGGACCTCCTTGCGCAGATCATCGGCATGGGCCCGGAGGCGGGACTGGAGTTCGCCAACGTCCTGTCCCGGCAGTCGACCGAATCGCTCCGCGAAATCAACCGGTTGCAGGGTCAGATCAACAAGGCGTCCACCGACCTGGGGAAGCTGAGCGCGGACGCACTCTTCGACGCGGGCAAGGAGTCCGGAAAGGGCTTCCTGGCCGGTCTGGCAGGTCAGCGCAAGCAGATCGAGCAGCTGATGCTGTCGATCGCGAAGAGCATGCAGCAGGCGATCCGTAAGGCGCTGGGCATCAAGTCCCCGTCCACGGTGATGGCGGAGGTGGGGCGTCAGTCGACGCTCGGTCTCGCCGCCGGACTCGTCGACCAGCTGCCCGCCGTGAAGAAAGCCATGGGCGGGATCGCCCGCACCGTCTCTGCCGGCATCGCCGCGCCCGGACTCCCCGTATCGGTGTCCGCAGGGGGCCGGGCCGGAACGGCAGCCCAGCAGGAGCCGATGAACGTTACGTTCATCAACCACGGGCCCATCGGATCCCAGCGCGAGATGGACGACTGGCTCATCGGATCCATGGACCGCCTCCGCCTCCAGCGCCGTCTCCCGAAGGGGGCGTGACATGGCCGCACCCCTGTACACGCTGACCATCGACTGGGACAACAACACCATCGTCACCGGCGCCAGCACCGAAGACGTCACCGACGACGTCCTCAACCAGGGCCGGTGGACCTACGGCTACGGCCGCGACCAGAACCGCCAACTGTCCCCGTCATCGATCGGGAACTCGGCGTTCACCCTGTGCAACGCCGACCGGATCTACTCGCCAGAGAACACGGCCTCACCCATCGCCGACGACATCGGCCCCGGCCGCCCCGTCGCCATGGACGTCACCATCTCCGGCGTCGATTACCCCCTGTTCCGGGGCCGCATCGACGACATGGACATCCACCCCGACCGCTCCGACCGGACCGCCGACTTCACCGCCCTCGACGGCCTCGCAGACCTCCAGAACGCGAACCTGTCCACCGCCCTGTACTCCGGCCTGCGCACCGGGCAGATCGTCGACGTCATCCTCGACGAGATCGGCTGGACGGGTGCGCGGGACATCGACGCCGGCGCCACCTACGCCCGGTTCTGGTGGGCGGAGAACACTGATGCGCTGACCGCGGTCAACGACATTGTTGCCGCAGAAGGCCCGCCCGCGATCGCCTACATTGCGCCGGACGGCACGTTCACGTTCCGGGACCGGCATCACCGCATCGTGCGGACGGAATCGATCGTGCCGCAGGCCGTGTTCGCGGCGGAGCAGGTGGTGTGTGATGCGCCGCCGGTGACGGGCTCCAGCTACGACTACACGGCACCGTTCGAGTACCGGCACGGCTGGCGTGATGTGGTCAACACGGTGGACCAGGAGGTGAGCGACCGGGTCACCACCTTTGATACGAGCGTCGCGTGGTCGACCGACGGGATTTTCACCCTGTCGATCGGCGAGACCCGCGAGATCCGGGTGCAGGCGTCGGATCCGTTCCGGGATGCGGTGACGCCGGTCCTGGGTACGGACTTCACGACATCGGGCACCGGTGTGGTGTCGGCGGTCCTTACCCGGGACTCGGGGCAGTCGACCGTCATCCGGCTGACTTCGGTCGGCGGCCCCGCCTCGATCCTGAGCCTTCAGCTGCGGGCGCGGCCGGTTTCCGTGGAGCGCACGGTGCGGGTGCAGGTTAGCGATCCGGGGTCCATCGGAATCTTCGGCATGAAGTCCTTCCCCAACACCATTCCGTACGCGTCGCCCGCCGACGTGCAGGCTGTTGGCGAGGCGATCGTGGCGGCCTACTCCAGCAGACGGCCGATCGTCAGGATGCGGGTCGTGTCGTGCGACATCCCGCACCTTCAGCAGATCGCGACACGCACCATCTCCGACATGATCACCATTCGCAATGGTGAGCTCGGGCTCGACGCGGAGTTCCATGTGGAAAGCGTCGCGCACACCATCACCCGCATCCCGGGTGCGGCCGACTGCGACGACTACGTTCCCGTGCACTCCGTGGTGTTCGGGTGCGAGAAAGTCCTGGAGGACTGCGCACCCAATCCCTTCACCTTCGACAAGACCGGAGCCGGATTCGACGACGGCACATTCGACGCGATCGGATGCAGCAACCCGGATTCGGTGTGGATCTGGGACACCCAGTCGACCTTCGACGAGAACAACTTCGGGGTATAGGCATGAATCTTCTGATGCAGACCGCCCGCGCGTACGTGTATGCGGGCAACTGGGTGGCCGACTGCCCGGCCTCGTGCGGAAACGTCGAGCTGCTCTACGAAGCCGCTGTCCGAGGCGGCGCGCTGGTGCGGAAGAAGACGGTGCTCCGCTGCTCGTACTGCCGCTTGGAGACGCAGGCGATCGAGTGGCCGCCGAACGAGAACGACATCACGGCCGTGCTTGACCGGCGCCCCATCCCCCACACCCGCAACTGGTATCCGGCAGACCACCCGACCGCCATCAGCTTCCGGATTCCGCACGGGCAGAGCGTGCGGGACCTCATCGACGAGAACATTGAGAACGGAGTGCACTGATGTCCTGGACGGCGCCAATGACTGCGGTGGCCAACACGGTCTTCACCGCCGCACAGTTCAACCTCCACGTGCGCGACAACCTCAACGAAACAGCCGTCGCGAAAGCCACACAGATCAGCTCCATTTTCGTCGGCAACGGCCTCAACTCGATCGTCGAACGCCTGCCTCAGGTCGACAATGTGGCAACTTCGGAGACCACCGCGAGCACCACCTATACAGACCTCGCGACAGTCGGACCCAGCGTCACTACCGCCACCGGTTCCCGTGCCCTCGTATTCATCCGGGCAGCCTTCGAAAACTCCGGGGCGAACAACGGAACGTTCATGTCCTGGGATGTGACAGGAGCCACCACATTCGCGGCATCAGAAAACCAGGCCGTGAACTTCGCGGGCCTCTCGGCAGCAACACGGTGGCGCCTCGGAAGCCACTACATGATCAGCTCACTGACGCCGGGCACCAACACATTCACCATGAAATACCGGGTGACCGCAGGGACAGGCACATTCCTCGCCAGGCAGATCGCCGTCATCCCCTTCTAGGAGACCCATGTCCATCCCGTTCACCTCCGGCAAAGACGGCTACCACACCTACCGCATTCCCGCCCTCACGCGAGCCCCGGACGGCA